TACCTCACCGACGACGAGCTCCGGAGGTTCTTCGCGGTGATCGAGGACAAGCGGCACAAGGCCATGTTCCGGCTGATGTATCATCGCGGGCTCCGCGCCAGCGAACTCGGCATGATCCAGATGAGCGACCTGAACCTGCACGACGAGCGGGTCGAGTTCAGCCGGCTCAAGGGATCATTGGGCGGCTCATACCGCCTCTGCCGTTCTGAGCGACTGGCCGTGCATGCATGGATCCGCGAACGGGGCATGGCCGAAGGTCCGCTGTTCCGGACGAACCGCGGGACGGGAGTCGGGCGCAAGTTTCTCGACCGGCTGATGAAGCGGTACAGCAAGCTAGCTCATCTGCCGCCGGATCGCTGGCACTGCCACGTGCTGAAGCATTCCTGCGCGACCCACCTGCTCGAGATGGGCGAGAGCATCGAGGACGTCCAGGACCACCTCGGCCACAAGAATATTGTCAGTACGACGATCTACGCCAAGTTCACGAATAAGCGCCGCAGGGCCAGAGAACGGCGTCGGGACATGTGGTAGTGAGGTTCGCGAAGTGGACATTACGGCAGGTTTTCCGTCCAGACAAGCCCCGCTAAGTCATTGATTCTTGGTGCGTGGAAACGGCGAAAGTAGACAATACCTTTATTTTGACACCTGTTTTTCTGCCTATTTTTTTGACCTAAAAGCCATCTGGAAAATGAGTTAGGTGGCGACGTCGCCGCCTGCCGGCGGCGTCCGAATGCACACATTGGACACTCTAAAAAAGGGTCAACCCCCAGTCAGGGACACAAAGGCGCGATTCTTGAGCAAATTCGCGCAGACCCATGACGTGACAGACTCCGCGAGGTTCGCCGGCATAAGCCGCAAGACGCATTATGCATGGCTTGAAAATGATCCCGGCTATCCCGAACGGTTCAGACTGGCCGAAGCGGAGTTCCACGACTCGGTCGATGCGCTGATCCAGAAGCACGCCATGAAGAAAACAGCGACGCCGACGGATCGGATCTTTTGGGCGAAGCGGTGGAACCCGGAATATCGCGAGAACTACAAAGTAGAACTCGGCGGCCCTGGCGGCGGCAAGTTGAATATCGAGGTTTCGTTCGTGGACCCGAAGCCGCGGGACGACGATGACGATTAGCGCTCCGTTCCCGCGGGTCTTCCAGAAGCTGTGGGATCCGTACAGGTACAAGGTGCTCTATGGGGGCCGCGGCGGCGGCCGTAGCTGGGCTGTGGCGCGCTGGCTGCTACTCGAGGGTATCCGGGACGAGAAGGTTCCGCAATTCGTCTTGTGCTGCCGCGAGCTCCAGAAATCGATATCGGAATCCGTCCATCGGCTGCTATGCGATCAAATCGAAATCCTCGGGCTCGGCGAGGCGTACCGGATCGAGAAGTCGCGCATCGTCGGCTACAACGGTACGGAGTTCGTGTTCTCGGGGCTCAAGAACGATCCGCAGGCGCTCCGCAGTTACGAAGGCTTGACGAGGGTATGGGTGGAGGAAGCAGCCAACGTCTCGCGTACCAGTTGGGATTCGCTCGTCCCGACGGTGCGCCGGCCGGGATCGCAAATCATCATGACGCTGAATCCCATGCTCGAGACGGATACGACCCTGCAGCGTTTCATCTACAACCCGCCGCCGGATACGCTGCAGATCAAGACGACGTATCGCGACAACGAGTTCTTTCCGGACGTGCTACGCGCCGAAATGCGTCACATGCGCGCGACGGATATCGACCTCTACAACCATGTCTACGAAGGGGCCCCGATCAATTTCTTCGCCTCGAGCGTCTACGCCGCCGAGCTACGCCAGGTGGACAAGGAGGACCGCATCACGCGAGTGCCGTATGACCCGAGCCAACCGGTGGATTGTTTCTACGACCTCGGCTTCCACGATAAAACCGCGATATGGATGGTCCAATCGTTCCCCTTTGAGTACAGGTGCATCGACTACATCGAAGGCAGCGGAAAGACGATCCACGATTACCTTGTCGATCTCAAGAGCCGCGGTTACAACTACCGCTACGACTACATCCCGTGGGACGTGGGAATGCACGCCACGCAAATGGGATCCGGCAAGTCCATCGAAGAGCTAATGCGTCTGGCCGGCCGGCAGGTTCGCATCGTTCCGCGGATGCCGAGCAAGGCCGACGGCATCAACGCGGCCCGGACGATATTTCCTCTGTGTTGGTTCGACCGCGAGAGATGCGCGGATGGACTGCAAGCCCTACGGCACTACAGGTACGAAGTGAGCGAGAAGAGCGGACAGCCGGCGCGCCAGCCGCTGCATGACGCGAGCTCGCATGGAGCCGACGCCTTCGCCCACCTGGCGCTAATGGTGAGGCCGCCGCGGCGGCCGCCGCCGCCGGCGTCTGACAGCGGGCGCGTAATGGCCACGGCGTGGAGTTAGGCTGGGTTCTATGCCGAAATACGAGCCCAAAATAATCGCCGAGACCGAGCAGGACATCAGCGGATTCGAGGAAGCCTTTCAAGAACAGCACGGTCGCAAGATTCTGCGTCTATACGTGCTCGAGCCTGATAACACCGTTCGCGAAGTGTTCGATATCCGCGAGTGGAATGCCCGTCCGCGCAGGTTGAACATACGTCCATATGCCAGCGCCTCGACTACCGTGCGGAGTTCCCTTATCGACAAGATCCGCGTGTTCACCATGTTCGACGAGATAGACGACGAATACGAAAACGACGACAGCGGGGGGCCATTCTGCACGATGTTCATGGCGCGGCATCCGTCGGCTTCGTATGAGGTGGAAAACGCTTTGAGGGATTCCGTCGAAAAGGAAATCGGTTCGCGCGGATACGCTAAAGCGAAGACTTGGGACGAAGCCATGAGCCAGCATCAGGAGTTGGCTGAAAGGGTCGTCGAGGCTCTCAAGGTTATAAAGGCGCGTGAAACAAAACGCAGACCCTCTACCGCGACCGTCTAACGGCCATGCATACGACACGCAAGCCATCCACTAACGGAACCTGCTACGACAAGGAAACCAACGAGTACGTCATGGTCTCGGGCGACATGTACAGCATCAACGGAACCGAGCCGCAGCCGATACCGGAAGATTTACGGGGCCAGGAACCGCGCGACCAGGCGAAGCAGATCCTTGAGGCTTATCTCGGGCGCAGGAGGGTAGCGTGAAACTGACGACTGTCCGCCGCAAGGCACTGCCGAACGTCACAATACAATCATCTCCGAACTAAGGACTGGAATCAATGGCTAAACTGACCACAAAGGTGCGTAAGGCAATTCCGACGTCTCAATTTGCACTTCCAAGCCGGAGGGCTTATCCGATGCCGGATGCAGCTCACGCCATTAATGCAAAGGCCCGCGCTACGCAGCAGGTGAACGCCGGCAACCTGACGCCGGAGGACGCGGCGAGGATCAGGCGCAAAGCGAAGGCGATGTTGGGCTAGCGATGATGCTGACCGTAGAAGAACGGCAGGCCCGGAAAGACGAACGGCTCCGGGAGCGCAACGAAATCAAGGCATCGATGCCAGATGTTTTCGTCGATCTTCCAATAATGGGAAGCGCATCGACAGAACGCATCGGCGTCGAGATGCGCGCCGGCTCACCGTCCATTCATCTGCACCTCGGCGAGATGACGGAAACTGTCTGGCCTCCCAGAGAGTTGCGCGATTTTGCCGAACTAATCCGCGGTCTGGTGGGCAGGTACAACGCACTAGTGCGAGAGGCTAACGAAGTGGTCGAGAGCATTCCGCCCCTGGAACCGTTGAAGGAAATCAAGAGCTAACAAGGGCGCATGTCGAAGACCAAAGCCATCGAACCGCGGCCGCAGGACTTCCCGGTGTGTCCGGAACCCTATGGCGGGTCCGCGGGTCTGCTGTACTGCGCGAACGCGCGAGAGGCGACGTTCTCCGGCATGGATCGCGCCGACGCGATCCGCAAGGCGCGAGAGTCTGGTTGGGTTTACGCTGAGAAATACGATGGCGGCGGCATAGAACGCTGCCCGGAGTGTCTGTGAATGCCGACGTTCGGAAGCTGCTTCGCGGGCGTGGGCGGCATCGATCTCGGCCTGGAGCGTGCCGGATGGGAATGCCGATGGCAGATCGAGATCGACAGCTACGCTTCGAGTGGGTAACGCCAACGGTCGCCATAACGCGCGGTTTCGATCAGCGGGACGTGACGCTGACGGACGGCATGGGAACCCGAGCGGATGGAGTGCAGGGCAACCTGAACGAACAGGTTGCGGCATTGACGCTGAACACGGGGCCGCGGCGTCTCAACCCGATGTTTGTGGAGTGGCTGATGGCGTTTCCGGCACGCTGGACCGAGCTATGAGCAACCGCACCAAGCGGCTCTCGCGCTTGGGCAATGCGGTTTATCCCGACTGTGCCGAATACATCGGGCGGCGAATCCTTGAGGCGATCTACTGGCGTTGAAGAAGAAGTAGGCTGCGATGGTCTCCTTTCGGCTAACCATTCAGACCATCATCAGCGTGCTGCTCCTGTTCGGCAGCCTCGGCACGCTGTACTGGACGAACCGGCTGGCGATAGACCGGCTGGAGCATCAGGTCGAAGT